AGCGCGTTGAGTGCAAGACCGGGTGCACCCATGGTTGCGCCTTGAAAGAACGAACCGATACCAGAACGAAAAGCATCTTCCCCTGATTTGCCAGATAACAAGGCACCACCGATGCCACCGACAAGCGCACCTACAGGACCGCCCGTAAGCATTCCAACAAGGCTACCAAGAGATTCAAATAGATTTGATTTTTTGCTTTCTAGTTCTGATTCTTTAGCCATCACGCCTCTCCTGATATGGCCTCTGGAGCCGTTACTGTAATCTTTGTATGTCTTTTTGTTTCACCTGTCCATGACTCTCCGCAGTCAGGACAATTCCCCTCTGGATACGAAGCAACTTCTTCTGGTGTGTCCACTAAGTTGTCACAATTATGACATTGTAATTTATCTTCAGAAGTAGCGGGTTTCCATTTACTACCATCTATCGTTGTAATGATTGTTTCGTCACTCATACCACTATCCTCAATTCACCAGTTGAAGTTTTATATACATCATTTGTTTCTAAACCTCCAGTAATAGCAGCTGCGTTGTCTGCATATGTAGGTAAGTTTAGCAGATTTAAAGTATTAAATACAGCAGTTCCTGGGTTCTGTGCTTGTTGTATATATAAAGAAAAAGAACGCATAATCTCTGCAAAGTATGTCGGATCATATCCTTGTGGAGGAGATGGAAAATACGGGGCGGGAATCTCTCTTGACGACATTACCTTCTTCCATCCTGTCTTATGTCTATACGAGGAGATCCAAGTCTCCAACTCATGCCCGTCTCAGAAGACTCTACACGTAACGCCATAGATCTCCCACGAAGTCTTACAAAACTTTGATTAGTAAACTGTTCCACAGGTACAGAAGCAGTTTTAGTTACTGCCTCATCATCTGTTTGTAGATAATTTCCTCCAGGGAAGTTTCTGGCTTTCATCGTAAATGTTACACTAGGTGTGGAAGCTGATGAGTTTCTAAACGTAATGTCAGGTATTACTTTGTTAACAAAAGAAAAGTTATTCCCATCGCCAATATCAAATTGACTAGACTCAATGTGTGCAGCTATGGCTGAAGCAGGTGCTGTGCTTCCGTCATCAAAGCCGTTTTCGTGATAATACAAATAACCATCTAGACCTGCGGCTATTGGGTAATCCTGAATGCCTCTATCGATCCAAGCACCTCTTGCCAGTGTTCCATAATACCAAATGTTTTGAACATAGTTATAAACAACATAACGATCTATTGTGCTACTATCTGCGGAAGGATAAAACCACCAGACTTCAGAGTATGCCGTATTGGAAGAAGCAAACACCTTCTCAGCTTGAGCTTCGTTGTAATCGCTAAATACAAAGTCCCTCACCGTGCAAGGAAGCTTTTGAACTCGACCTGTATATACATAGAACTCATTCTTGCCCATCCAGTACACACTATCTTCTATTGAAATAACAGAGTTCGGACTTGCTATAGTTATGTTTTCTGAGATCATGTTTATGCCAAAAGTAAACGGTGGCCCAAGAAACTGTAGTGCGTGAACAGAAACGTCTGTAAAAACAAGCGTCTGCTGTTTTGTTTCGGTTGCAGTTACAATTCTAGATCCAGATCCAACTAGTAAATCCCCTGCCGTATTGGTTGAAGTGGGCGTCCAATCTGCTGCATTTTCCTGATCAGAAAACCTTATTAATAAAGGATCTTGTGTTGAGCTTCCTAGAGGATTGCACCCAAAAGCCAGAACATGGCGATCAACATCAGAAACTAATATTTTAGAAGCAACTGTAGGGACATTACTAGCACCCGCTAAATCACTTAAAGCAACGGCTCGTGTATCTAGAGGCGTTGATGCAGAAGCATCCCAGTAATAAATTCCTCCGTTGTGTACATTTATAATTAAGTCTTCACCAAAGTTATCATGCGTCCATAACCGCAATGTATCTGTCAATAAATCTACACTTGCTGATGATCCCCACGTTCCACGAGACCAAGTCCCTGCACCCCAACCGTTTCCAAAAACAGAAGTCTCAAGTCCATTGTTGATTTGATACGCACCCGTAACAAGTATTCCTCCATCTCCTGTTGTATCGGAGGCATTGGCTGTAACCGCCGTAGGAGTGTAAACCCCATCTACAGTGATGTCAGCAACTGTGGCTACTTCTCTTGCGATAATTTTATATGAATCAGAGTTAACAATTTCGTTTATTTCATACTCTTGGTTTAAGATCGCTGCCGTAATGTTGCCACCAAGAGATACAGCTTCGGTAAATGTCACAAAGTCTTTTGCCACCGCCCCATGCCCTACATGGGTTACAGTTATTTCGTTTGAATTGTTGGTTGCAGAAAAGGTAATTACAGGAACAAGCGTTGTTATAGCGACTATAGGAACCGAAACTTCACCTGTGGCAGAGACTCCATCAACGCTTACTGCTATATCTAAATTTCCACCAACGGTAACTTCGCCAACCTGACCAGTTGCAAAAAGAGCATCGTCTTCTCCTACAAACCCATCTGGAACAATGACCATAATATCGTCATTAGTTTTTACACCAACTCGACCAACTTCCCCTGTAGCTTCCTGACCTGTTACCTCCTCTAAATTGAGAGAAATCTCTACTTCACCAACTTCACCAGTAGCAGATACACCGTCGATACTTACATCTATATTTTTATTTGGAGGTTGAGTGAGTCTTATAGGCGTAATATCATAGTACCCCTGACCGCTTTCAATGTAGTACTTTTCACTTGTACCAACACCAACGTAATTATCTAGAGCGATTGTTCTCCAAGCGTGTAAAGCTCTGCACGAACCAAGAAAAGACTTGGTTCCAATCTTTGTCCACCCACCTATCTTCTCAGGAAACCCCGCTCGAAAACGAACCTTGTCCATATCAAACCAACCACCCTCGTTACTATATGAGGTTGTTTCTTTGTTTATGCCCGGTTGGAACTGGAGCTTGGTAAGTGGCATATTTAAGTCCTTATTAGTTCAATTGAACTTTTACGGTTTAGTAGGCCAGTCTGCTTCTTCAAGATTAGGCCAATTAGAATGTGTCGGTAAATCTCTTAAAGCCTGTCGATATGTTTGCATTTCAGTAGACATAGTAACATCAGACAAAGCGTAGAAGTCTGTTTCGGTTAAGAGATTATTACGTTGATTACGATTAATATCTGCTGCGGTGGTATCTAACGCTTCCTGATATGCAGCCTCTTGCTCTGCCTTTGTGCCTAACTCATCGTCATCAGCAAACATGTCAACAATTTGCCAGACCTCTACCCAATCACCGTCTGAGTTTTGTTCGACGCCGTTTTTCTGAGCAGTTTGATACGCCCCTATACCCTCAGTTGGCACTGCTGTTTCAAGAACAGGGTCTAGATTTAAAGCATCAAGGGTGCTTGCGTTCCACACTCTAGGCATTGAGACATTTGGATGCGCTGCCCTCCACTCACCTTGGCTTTTTACCTCACCTGTTGTTCTGTTTCTATAGTTACCCATTTGATTGATCCTTTCATATGAGCTTGATTAAATCGCAACCGAATAAAATAAATAATTGTCACCGTTAGTATTAACAGCAGAATGTTTTACGGTAAAACCACTAGAATTTGTTCCTACTAAATTTTGAGTAGTAATTTGGGCGCTTTGAGAATTTATAGGCCACCAAGGATCATTTGAACCAGACGCAATTCCTCTAACTGAATCCAAAACAGTCCAACTATATCCTGAACTCATACTTTTGATAATTATAAGTTTAGATCCATTGGTAAATCCACAGTCAATAACTTTAGACCCATCTGTAGTTCCATCCCCAGTATAACTTCCTACCTTAGATATGCCATCAAGCGTTGCAAATAAATATGCAATATATTTTCTGCCGCTTGTTCCAGTGCTAGGACTAGCGCCAACAGTAAAAACACTGGCAGTAGGCGCAGTGTCATTCCATATGTTCGTTTGCTGCACTGCATTACTACTACTACTATTTAATATCATATGATACTGTTCTGGATTAGTTCCTCCGTTAAGTGCTTTATGATAAACAATCCAGTTATCAGTAAAGTCTCTAGCTTTTACCCACATCATTTCTGGGGCAACGCCAAGATTATGGTTTATATTTCCTCCCGAAGTAGACATGGTGTAAACTACAGCATCAAAAAATCCCGGCGCTCTTGACCAAATATAACCAAAATGATTACTTGATGCTCCTCCGTCACCTACTCCGTTGTTATAATCCCATTGTGTACTGCTTTGGTTGTATGTAGAACCCGGAGGATTATACGTTCTATTAGTTTCAATACCAATTAAACGTGCGGAAAGATAAGGATACGTTGCGTTTGTTGTATGTAAAAGAGTGTATAAAAGAGTGTCTGCTATAGAATTAGATCTAAAAAAAGGAGCAGTAGAATTTGTTCTTTCTTCACAATTAAAAACAGAACTTGCCGTTGTAGGTTGTGCGAGTGGGCCTCTGCGTATTGCTACGTATACAAAAGTATCACCATTGCCATTTATATTAGATGTTGACTCTATGGTAAAACCTGTTGCATTAGCAGTAATTTTGTGTGCTGAACTTGAAGCCTCTGTGTTACTTCTATTTGCACGTAAATAAAATCCTTCCTGATCCGCAGGGATTCCGCGAATAATATCTAGCATTTCCCAATTAGAAGCCGAATCTCTTCTTTTTATCATTAACCACTGAGGCTCAAAACCAAGATCAATAAAGTGATTGGTAGCACCTGTGCCAGTATAACCCCCACATTTAATAATATCTTGGTCTAAATTTGGCCCAAATCCACCATCAGAATTGTTGTGTGCGAATAGGTAGGCTACGTAGTCTCTACCTGACTCGTTAGTTGCACTTGTTCCTACTGTAAATTCTGTAGAAGTAGGGGCAGTGTTATTGAAAGCAGCAGAGTCTGTGGCCTCAGCATTAGTTTGATTTAAACGCATTGAGTATTGTTCTGGATTAGTACCTCCATTTAAACCTCTGTGGTAAACTCTCCAATTGCCAGTGGCTCCGCTAGTATTTTTAATTAAAATCATGCCCGGAACTGAACCTAGATTATGGCTTATAGTTCTACCTGCGGTTGCATTTCCTGTCCATGTTTGAACATCAAAAAACTTACGGGCTTTGCGGAATGTCCAAGAGACGTAGCTTCTTGTACTTCTATTAAACCTATCAGAGTTAGTGTCAGCGCCAAGATCATACCCATCAGAATTGAATGAAGTTAATGTTAATGTATCGGTAGTTTCTGTTGATGTACTTTCAGATACTAAATATTTTGTTACGCCTCTTTCAGTATCTACAAGTGCATGTCCATTTGCGTGGCTTCTTGATTTACTCCAAACCATACCACCTTCACCACTAAGGTCAATGCCGTTAGTAATTGTTTGTGCAGAGTTTGTACCAGTATACAAATAAGTGCTGAACACTTCAGTTACATCAACTGGCTCACCACCTGCCGCACCTGCCGCACCCATTAAAAGTTTTTTGACATTACTCATTTATTTATCCCATTGCCTGACCTGCGGTAAATCCATAGTAGGTTGTCCCACCGTCGTAAGTTGCAAATACAAAAACATCCACGCCACCTGATGTTGTCGTTAAAGTTGGCGCTGTAGCAGAAGCCCAATCTACGCTAGTAGGCCAAGTGATACTTCTTGCTGTTGAATCTTGCGTAACTTTCAAACTAAAAATACTAACCTTGCCTGATGCGGCAGGGTTGCTGAAAGTATACTCTACGTCTTCCGATAAAGTGTGTGTAAAGTTGTCTCCATCACGCAGATTTATTGTTACATTAGCGCCAGTGCCTAGTGCAGTGCTTTCTGTAATTGTGCCGTTGTCAAACGTAACTACGCCATTCGCATCAGCCGTAACGACTTTACTTGCTTCGGATGTGCCAAGAGTTGTGATGTTATTATAATTTAATTCAGCGGCACTTGCAGTTATAGAGGTGCCGCCAATCTGAAGTGTCGTTGCATTTACTTGCCCAGAGGCTCCATAAATCACACCCTTACTGTTTACGATTGTTCCCGCTCCCGATCCATCAAGTAGATTTAGTTCGGCGGCAGTTGACGTAACACCAAAGTCAGAAAGCGTAGAGGTGTCAATAATCTGACTTACTGCGGCAGATGCACCCGCTCCATTACAAAATATAATTCCTGTTTTGCCATTAGATATTGTAACATTGGCTCCCGACCCTTGGGAAAACGTACAGTCGTATCCGCTATTATTGTCTACAAAATAAAGCTTTTGTGCATTGTTTGGAGATACAGTAATCGTGCAAGCTTGAGTTGCCCCACTTAAAATTAAAACCTTATACATCCCATCTGATAGTGTTCCATCAGTGGTTGTGAGAGTATGCGCCGCCCCAGAACTCGATAAATCTATTGTTCCAACGCCACTGGTCAGACGGTCTATGATATCAAAGTTTGTATTGGTAGTAGTACCCCATGTACCAGACTGCTCTCCTGAAGCAATCTTTTCTATACCACCGTTTGTTGTATATGTACTTGGCATTTACTTATCCTTATGCAGCTATATCCGTCCAAGTTGTATTCGGGTTCGGCGTTTCCTCTGTCCAAGTATTCCCCGGATCTGGGATTATTCTACCCCAAACAATCACAGATGTCACCTCACCAGTTGCAGAAACTCCTGTAGGCGAAACAACAGCTTTACCTGTAACTGTTACTGATCCTACACCGCCCGTAGCGGAAACCCCAGTGACAGTGGCTATAGCTCCTCCTGTTGCTACTACCGAGCCAACTTGCCCCGTTCCACTAAGCCCAGTGGGTGAAACATTTGCATCCGCAGAAATCGTTACCGACCCTACTTCACCCGTAGCTTCTAAACCTGTTGGAGGTACATTTGCATCCCCTGTAACTACTGGAGTTCCTATGCCGCCTGTTCCCGCTACGCCTGTAGGATTAACAACAATACGAGGAGTTACAGTGACTGACCCCACGCCACCCGTGGCTTCCAAACCTGTTGGCGGAACAATAGCTCCCGCAGCGGCTGTAGCATCACCAACTTCTCCCGTGCCGCTTACACCCGTTACCGAAACTATTACGTTACCAACTAGATTAATTTGACCAACGCCGCCTGTCCCTGCCACACCTGTTGGTTGAACAAAAGCGTTGCCCCCTGTTGACATGCTGCCCACAAAACCTTGTGCGACAACACCCGTAACATCTACAACAATTATTGGAGTTGCCGTAGCAGTTCCTACTCCTCCTGTCCCCGCTACACCCGTGACAGAAAAGTTTGCTTCACCCGTGACAGTAACGGAACCTACGCCACTTGCACCGACCAGACCTGTGATCGGAGGGCTTACATCAACAACACCACTATCCCCATAGGTAGTCTGTGCAAAAGATGTAAACCCAAATGACATAAGCTGCCCCTATGCTGCGGCGTCAATCGCCAATGCGCCATACCAAGTTGTGCCACCGTCTCTTGTAATAAAAACAAGTATATCGGTTTCACCAGAAGCAGGGGCGTCTGGCGCAGTACCCCCTGACCAATCTACTGATGTAGGATATGTAACTGTTGAACCGTTGCCTGTTAGCTGTAATACAAAACCTTGAATATACCCACTAGATGCTCCACTAAATGTAAAGGTGGTATTGCCTGTCATAGTTAGGCTGAACATACCGCCATTATCTACGTTACAGGTTGGAGTTGTTCCTGATAGTGCATCATAATCTTCTGCTAGTGAGCCGTCATTAACAAAAATACCAGAACTGTTTAGTGTTGCGGACGTGCTGTTACCTGTGATTAAATTAATGTAATTAGTGCCAAACTCAAGTTTGGTATCAGTATCACCTTCATGTATTAAACTACTGGCAAGATAAATATTATCAGCCGTAACCGATCCAGTAACATCAAGGCCGTCTGCATCCAACCTAGCTTTTTGAACTAATGAATTACTCACAAAAGCATAAAAATCTAGTGCATGATTACCTTGCGATTGCCACCTGCTTTGTATTTTACCAACTGTGCCATTCGAACCGCCACTTGAAGTAACCGCATCAAAAGATAAAGAAGCACCGTAGCCCCAATCCAAAGTAGAGCGTAATGTAAGGCCATCGTCATAATTATTGTTGTTATGTTTTATAAGTGCTTTATTGTTAAAAGTAGCAGCACCTGCATCTGACATATCAAGGGTAAGGGCAGTTATAGTTGAGCCACCATCATTACCTGTAAATTTAATGTCTTTATCAGATACAGAGGATGATATTTTAAAATCTCCACTATCACTCTGTAAAATACCTATAGTTGTTCCTGCATCTTTGAAATAAATTCCCCCACCATCAGCATCTAAAACGATGTTTCCACCAACATCTACAGTAAGATCAGCACCATCAGATATAGTTGAGCCGTTTATTGTAATGTCATCAACAGTCAGCGAGTCAGCCGTAATAGTGCCAGTTACGTCAATACCACTGTTATCAATATGTAACCTTTCAGCTCCACCTGTATAAAACTGCATAAGACTACTGCTTTTATTTCCAGTTATAGAAGGTCTACCAGAACCACCACCCCAACCAAGGTATACACCGTTAGCAATATCTAGTTTTGAATTAAACGTAAGTTCACCTGTGGCTGTATCGTTAGCATCACTACGCAAATAGCTAGAGCCTTGCACACCATCTAATGTATCAGCATCTAGGCCAGAGCCAGAGCCATCGTTGCCTGCGTTCCAGATTACATTTGTACCAACTGTCGGGGTTTGCGAGAAGTTTACTACATTTGTACTATGTGGAACCGAAAGGATGGTAGCCATAGTATTAGCTGCTGTGCCGTTTTGCGATCCAAAGTAAGTTGTATTTCCTGAAATAGCTAAAGCTGCGGCTTGTCCCGTGGCCCCGCCGTGAAGAAATACACCTCTAGCAGACCAACCGCTACCATCCGCAATCGTGCCAAAACCGCCAGAATAACTAGTGTAACTATCAGGGTCTAATGTGCCTGTACCAAATGCAATAGTGCCACTAGAGGTGTCATTAGCATCACTTCTTATAAAGCTACTTGCATGTAAACTGTCTACTGTGTCTGCGTCCACGTTAGTAAGATTTCTACCATCCGCCGTTGCAATATAACCACTCCCATCAAGATACACCGCCTTTTCAGCAGGTTGCGTAATAAATACATCCGCAGCCCCCGCCGTTAAGTTTATGGCGCTTCCTGAATTAGAGCTTTCTAAGATTGTTGTTCGAGCAAGCGTTGTGCCAGACGAAGTAAACGTACCAAGCCCAACCTCAAACTCTCCTGTACTACTTTCAAATATACCATAGTAAGTAGTATCTCCATTAGAGAGAACAGACGTAAAGGTTTGGAACCCTGCCACGGCTCCCGCCAATGTCAGAGTTCCAGTTCCTGTAGTTGCTGTGGTCTCTTTTACACGATCTTTTACAACGAGTGCCATCGCAACAATCTCCTATCTATTACAATTAAGCGATTCTAATAATTGCAGTAGAAGCAGCTGCTGCGGGGAAAGCGATTTGGAAATCACCTGCCGTAGATGTTTTATCAGAACCAAAGTCAAGAACGACAACAGTGTCTGTCGTATCTGTTCCACCCGCTGTTTGAGTGTTGTAAATTAACGCACCACGAGCAGTAATTGTTGCGGACGTAAATGTTTTATCTGCAAAATCAGTAAATGCTGTTGTGCCTGAAGAAGTTGGAGTCACATTTGTCAACGAGTTTGTAGATGTAGCACCAGATGGACCACCTGAAGTATACGTGCCTGATGTAGCAACTTCATTGTTGCCTGAACCAAAAACTGCTGCGGAAGTCGCCGCAGTAAAAGAGGCATTGTTATCGTACAAAGCGATACAAAAAGTATCTTGTCCGTTAGTAAAATCGTGTTGTCCTTTCAAGAGTTCTTCTTTGAAAGAAGTACACATAAAGTTTCCAGTAAAGGCCATGTTAGAGTCTCCTTATAAGTTCAGCCAGTTCGGGATGTCCCGCATCTTTTATTGCATTACACACTGTAGTGCGGTCACTGCGAATCGCCTGTCTCATATAATATTCAACAAGCTTTTCAATGTGCCTTGAAAAGGCACGAGCTTGGTCTCTAACACCGGGGTGGGTGCTATCGGAGACCGATATGATCTTTTGGACACACTGTTCCGCAAGTTCATCTGGGGTAAAACCACGATTCTCTGTAGTGTTAACCTCTACTAAAGATTCATACTGTGGTACATTTATATCTATCTTAAACATTATTGTTTAACCCTTATTACTTTTCCTGTGCGATATTCATCTGTAGTCTCTTTAGCTTCTCCAAGCATTTTTACACCTGTAATTGCTTCTTGAAATCTTGAGGCATACATTGCCATCACATCTTGTTCACCTTTCATGTATATGTATGCTTCGATCAATGATCCATACAACATAGCCATTTCAGCGTTTTCACTTAACCAAGTAGTTCCGCTATCTACTCCGGCAGTCAAACTGGCAGGACGATAAAAATAATGAAGTTCAGCAGTATATGCAGCATCTGGTGTAGGCGCAAATAAAAAGTGATCTACATCAAACTGTGCATAGTATTTTGGAGCACCTGTTGTAGTAGAGTCAGGAGTATACGTCTGTAAAAAACTTGGATCTTTAAAGTCAACAAAAAACTTATCGCCATCTGTTCCCGCTAAACTTAAAGAAAACGGTGCTAAAAAATCAGAAGGGCAAGTTAAATATTTGTTTGTTGCTGTTGTTGTTGCCGTCACATTTTTACGAAACAAGCTAAGTTGAACATTTTTTAAAATACGTTCTTCAGCTTGTCGTATAAATATGGGAAGATTAGTCACAAAAGAAGTTTCTGTGTTTTCCGTATAATCTTGAATCGCTGTTTTAAGTTGTGCGTATGTAAAGCTCATGATGTCACACTATTGTTATATTACCAACCATAGCAGAATGCACAGTACATTGATAGACTAGGGTTGTATCTGAAGGTTCATGGGGAACAATAAACTGTGTTAATCCTGTAGTAGAGTTGTAGTTTTCTGTAACCCCAGTAGTGAAAGCAGAACCTCCATCAGATGTTCTAATTTGCAAAGGGTGACTCGATACATTTGCAGTGTTATCAATAAGGTAAGTATGACCCTTATAAAAAGTAAAGTTTGGATTATCTCCAGACGTAGCGCCGGGGCCAGTAAATGTATATGCAGATGAACCATTAGTACCCGCTACATAAGTTGTCATAGGGCCAGACACTTCGTCATTTAGTCTAATCCAATTTCCACCATGTGCAAAATACAATCCGCCAGTCGCATGAACATGAGCCACAGCGCCATGATATGTAGAGGCACTAGGGAGATCAGTTAAAGCTGCATAATAAAATACAATCTTGTTTGCGCCAGAGCTAACATCAAATAAACCATTTGAATCAATTATATCAGTAAGAACATTAGAACTGTTACCTAATGCAGCATAAATCTCATTAAAGTTGTCATTTATTTTATCCGCACCTGCACGAAGGGTATCCCCTGTTCCGTCATTTGCAGATGAGCCAATACCTACCGTTTGTTTTGCCATCTTTTATCCTTCGTCAAATGTCTGTGATGTTGAGTCTAATGTAACTGATGTACTATCGAAAGTCTCTGCATCATCAGTTACGGTTACGCTACCAATTTCACCAGAACCCGCTACTCCTGTAAGAGAAACTTGAGCACCAATTACATTTACTATAACCGTGCCAACAGAACCTATCGCAACTAAATTGTTTGCAGGAGTAACCCCTGGAATCTCTTTAAATCCTACAGGATTATATCCATATTGAATAGATCGTTGTTCTGATAACCCTGTTTCTGGTCTGGGACCGCGTAATGCCTGTGGGTCTGGAAACGCTCTCGGTGGAAACAACTGTGGATGCTTTGGCTCAAACTCATCAGGACCGACTTTTGCGCCAGTCCACTCTGTCTTCATGTCACGAAGACGGTAACGGCGACCTGATCGATCTGATATACCATAAGCATGTTTGCCACTAGCGTATGCCATTAGACCCTCAGATAACTTAAACTAGGCTGTAACTTCAAAGGTGTTCGACCTTGATCCTCGTCCGCTGCACGTTGGAACTCTTCCTCATATACCGTCTTCAACAACTGAATACGGTCTGGTGCTCGTTTCATCGCCATGTAGTAAGCTAACCCCGCCACCATACAAGGATAAAAACGAAAAGGCATGTCAGTAGTATTAACAAGAGCGTCAGCATCTTCTATTCTTCGTACATAATAATAACGAATTTGATCAGTAGAGTTTTCAGGAGTAGACCACAGATACATCACAGGAGTAATCTGTCGATCTAACCAAAACTGACTTGGTCTACCTTGAGTAGATTTGTTTGGAAGTGTTGCGTAATCACCGCGACTAATACGTTCTATCTCATAGTCTGTGCTATCACGACGAACAACCACATCCAAAACATCAACTATATCTGCTGCTAACG